AGTTTAGAATTAAATATCCAAGAGGACAATTAGGTAAATCATCTGGTGAAGCAGAGCTCTACATGTTAGTAGAAGATCTTTATAAATCTGTAGATCGTCTTAACAAAGCAATTGAAGATGGTATGCATAACAAAGTAAACATAGAGTTTTTACAGAAACAAGTAGAAAAAGCTACTATTGATATTGAAAAATTAAAAGACAGACAAAGGGAGTTTGCAAATGGCAATGGTCAAAAGTATTAGAAAAGAAAAAGGTAAAATGCACGATGGTAAATCTCGTGTATCTAATGACCTATATAGAAAAAGATGGGATGAAATTTTTGGTAGTCCTAAAGGTGTTGTTATAACTGAAGCATCATTTAAAAGTAGAGATTACGAAACTAACAAGGAAAATAAATAATGGTAGAAACTGTAGTAGCACTTTTAATGTTTATTAACGGAGAAATTAAAGAACATAGAATACAAGACAACATGGCAACCTGCCTACGTGGTAAGAGAGTTGCAGAAAGAGATTACAATCCAAGTGTTAGTTATAAATGTATTAAATCAAAAGCAGAGACAGAAATATACATGGGCCAGAAAAGTATTAGAAAAATAATATTAGACTAATGGCTCAATTATTTAAAACAGAAATAGTTACAGGAACATGTCCAACATGTAATGAAAAAACTCTCTTAGTTGGTATTGCAAATTCATATTATCGCTGTAGTGCATGTGGTATGGATTTAGAACAACAAATAAATGGAGTCATTAAGTATATAATAGCTGACAAAAATACTAAAATGGCTTTGAGGGTAGACATAGCAGACGATGGCAAAGAAACTTCCTAAATTTGGCGTAAACGTTTACCATAAAAGAACTCCCAAAAAACGACCCGGTAGACACACAAAGAGATTGAATAAAAGATTACCGAGAAGAAAGAAGAATAGAGGTCAAGGGAGGCCGTAGTGGAAAAGATCGTAATGATCTCCCTCCTGTATTTAACATTCACAGGAGATATTAAATCAACAAAGTTTGTAGAGATTTGGGAACCACAGAATTGTGCGAGTTGGTATCACTACGAAATTAAATCAAAACCAAAAAAGAAAACACCACTAACTGGACGCACGTATTACGAGTATTATGGTTACGGTAGCGAAGGTAAAACAATTAAAGTTGTGGGGTATAAATGTTCTGGAAGATAATTATCTTTTTATTTTGGCTAGATATCTTATTATTTTTAGTATTGACATTCGGAATCATATCACATATACTATAGGATACCCTAGAGACACGTAGACGGTTGGGAGGAAGTCTCAACTTAGCTTGTTCTCGGCAAAGCTTTACTACATACCGTTAGAATCGGTTGCAATAAAGTGCTAGCTAGTTAAGGCGAAGAGATCTGATCTAGGCGGGTGGGGCTGTATCGAAAACTAGGTTGGCCCCATTCGGAGGAATAAATAAAATAGAAAGGAAAAAATGAGATACACATACGCAATAAAAGAGATCAAACCAAAAGAAGGTCATGATGTCTACGACACTAAAGATTGGGATGTGGTTCCAGATACTTATCAAGAAATAGGTGAGATGAGTTTACATAAACTAATTAAGAAGCTAGATGCTAAAAAGTTTTTCTTAGTTAGTTATGTAAATAAAAAATCTAACCACGTTGATAAGATAGTATTTGCTGGCGATTATAGGTGTGTATGAAGTTTGTAGTAATCTTATTGTTAACTACAGGAGGATTAGAACAAATTAAATATCCGATTGAAGCAGGACTAACGTGTGAGAAACAAGTTAATCAATGGATGAAAACTAATGTAACTTATTTTGATCACACGGATATAAAAGATCAGGGTTGGTATACTAAAGATAATAGATTATTTGTTGGTCACTATTGTACTAATTAAGTATCGTTAACAGGATAACAACCAAACTTAACTGCTAGTCTATATCTATTGACATTGTCTTTACCCTCTTTTTGTAAGAGCTCTAAACTTCTAACTGATGCATCAGCGGCACACTCCGCCCAATCATTGTATACAATTGGTGGTTGTACTGGTGGTTTACATTCTCCGCTTAAAAAAGAACACACCTGTAGCACTAATATAAATTTTAACATTGACACTGTCCTCGTATTATCCTATATTCTACCCATGAAAATCATAAGGAGAAAGCATGACTGATATATCAAAATATCGAAATGTTTCGTTAACACACGAAGCATATAACACTTTAAAGAAGCTGTCGAAAGTTTTATTACCGGGCGGAACGCCGCTGTCGATTAGTAAAACGATAGAGTCTTTAGCAAACGAGAAAGCAGAAAAATTAAATGGCAAGATCTCAATTCAGAAGTCAGGGAACGGCAAATAGTAACGTCATTCACCTGTTTGAAAGAAACAAAGAACCAGAGTCTAAACTTTGGTTAAATGTTTTAAGCAAAGCTCTGGATGATGCTCTGTATAGTTCAGATCACAACTCAGCTGAAAGAGCAATTAGTTGGGTTATGAATCACGGAGAAGATTTCCAAATAGTTTGTCATTATGCTGGTAGAAACTGGCATTATGTGTATCATAAAGTAATAAAACAAGTTTTAGAAAGAGAAAATAAATTTAAAAGTTTAAGAAAAAGAGCATTTGATAATGGAATTAGAAGATGATTTGTCCTCGTTGCACTGGAAATGGATACATTAGAGTTAAAAAAGATGTATCAACTAATAAAGATGTCGTTGTACAGTGCCCGATGTGTCAATCAGAAGGAGAAATAAAAGATGAGAATGATAATAATGATTATATTCATCCTAGCTCTGACAAGTTGCAGTAAACAGTTAGGAGATTTGAACTGGGATCCAAAGACTGGATTAGTTAGAATAACATTTGGACAAGTAAAATGATGACAAATAAAAAACAAATTGCAGCTTTAAGATTAACCATCAGATGGTTTAAAAAACAAATTAAACCAAGGGATTGTGGTTGGATGTACACAACGATCGATGGTTTAAAATACAGAATAGAACAATTAAAGAAAGGAGGAAAATGAAAGGTGACGAAGAATATCAAGGCGGCGGCGCTTACCACGCTTTCTTGAAATTATTTAATGAACATTTTGTTGAAGAACAAAAAAAGAAAAAAGAGGAATCAAGTCATAAATGTAAGTCATGTGGTTGTATGCCTAGAACAGATCAATGGTCTTCCCGTGATGACAGATATTGCTATGATTGTTTTTAATGGTAACAACTAAAAAGGAAGCAGAAGAATTAGAAAAACAAATTTCACAGATACAAAAGTCTAGTGAAGATAGAGGCCCGAACGATTTAACTTTAATGATAGAAAGACTAGAGAAAGAAAATAAAGAGATAAAGCGTAAGTTAAAGAACGTAGAGAGAATGATCTACGAAGACTGGAAGAGGAGGTTCTTTAACAAATGAAAACGATACCCGACGCGATAGATGATATAAAAAAATTAATTAAAAAATGTCTTGATGTTTTTTATGCAGTTGTAGAGAGAAACAGTTCTAAACTTAATGTTTGGTCCTGGAATAAAAGATGGAGAAACAGGGACGAGGGAACGGGCTATGGATCCTAGAGATCATATCTTTATGGTTATTGGCACCATTCTTCTGTCTTTAATTATACTTTCTTTATGGATGGTAAATATTCTATGAAGAAAATATTAAATTTTATAGCCGACCTTTTATTCCATATTGTTTTCTTTACGATGTGCGGACTAGTTTTACTTTGTATCCTTATCCTATGGGTGTTTGATAGGATATTGGGTAAATGGAAGACAAGTATTTAGCAGGTTTGTTTGACGGCGAAGGTTGTGTGCAAATCTTTAAAACAACTTATTTAAAGAAGGGAAAGAAAAGACCGTATACTTTTAATGTGATAAGAATGGAACTTAGTATGACTGATGAAGAAACTGTAAAAAGATTTCATGAGGCCACAGGTTACGGCACCGTGAGACTTATACACAAGAATCAGGAACCGGGGTCAAAGCCACATTACAAAGATCAATGGCGTTGGCGTAGTAGTCACAGACAATGTTTTGAATTAGCCAAACGTTTAGTACCTTACGCTTACACAAAGCGTAAACTATTGCAAAAAATTATAGATCATTATACAAAGGAGGATCATGCCAAAGATGGATCAAAGAGAGAAGATTGAGGTTAACACTTTTAATTGGGGCCCTTGTCTTGTTAAATTAAAAATAGCAGAAGAATTTAGAAAGCTTTTATTAAGTGAAGGAGAAGCTAGTAAAGAAGATTATGAGTCCAAGTTAGCTGGACAATTACATAAAGAAATAGGATTTAGAAACCAAGCTGTTCTCGTACCATGGCTGTCTAATTATGTTGGTATTTATGATAAGGCCTTTCAAAGCTACCAAGCTAAACCCTACAAAAAGAAACCTGAGTATTTAATCTCAGCTCTATGGATTAACTATCAAAGACAGTTTGATTTTAACCCGCCGCACGATCATGATGGTAAACTATCATTTGTTATTTATTGTCAGATCCCCGAAGAGTTAAAAAAAGAAAATAAAGAATACAAGGGCAGATCCGGTGGCCCTGGTGGTATTCAGTTTATTTATGGTGAGGGTATAAGAGATGCTATTACCTACCAATCCCACTTCCCAGAAGAAGGTGATATGTTTATATTCCCAGCGTGGTTAAAACATTGGGTCAGTCCTTTTAAATCAGACTGCACTAGAATATCTGTCTCTGGTAATATTCACGACTCTGTTGCTTTTAATAATATCGACAAGACCATGAACAAGGGAAAGTAATCCCTTATGAAGTGGAATAAAAAATTTAATTACCCCTCCTCGACTAGAGCGTTAATTAATGGACGACGACACTACAGTATAGATAACAGTAAATTACCATCTGTTACCACGATCCTTGGTCAAACACAGCCCGAAGAGAAGAGGAAAGCCTTAGAGGCCTGGAAAGCACGTCTAGGAGCTCGTCAGGCGGACAGACAGCGTGATTTAGCAGCCATGCGGGGTACATCGATGCATACGTATTTAGAGGCGTATCTGAGAGGCTCAGGCCATCTAGATTTAACATCCGTGGGTAAGGAAGCAGGGCTCATGGCTAAGAAGGTTATTGAATCGGGGCTCGGGGATCTGGAGGAGTTATGGGGACTTGAGGTGACAGTATATTATCCTGACCTATACGCTGGAGCTACTGATGTAGTAGGTATTTATAGCAACAAAGACAGTATTGTTGACTTTAAACAAACCAATAAACCAAAGAAAAGAGAGTGGATTGAAGACTATTTCTTACAACTAGGAGCTTACGCCATGGCTCACAATCACATTTATGACACAAAGATCAATCAGGGTGTTATCCTAATGTGTTCAAAAGATGGCTTTTTTCAGAAATTTGTAGTTGATGGTAAGGAATTTGTACAATGCCAATGGGAATTTCTACGTAGGGTTGATAAATACTACTCACAGTTGAATAAATAACTTTTGTATACCAATCTCACAGATATTTTTAATTTTAAAAAAAGTTTTTGTTTTTTACCTCTCTACAGGGTACAAATCAAATTAGTTAGTAATACCAACAGTTATTCGTCCATTTTTGTACCCTAGGTCAAAACATGAAAAAGGTACAAATTCAATAAATGGCTATTTTACTAGCTTTTTATTTTTGTTTTAAGGTACAAATCGTCTAGAAGTGTTGATTTACAAGGCTTTTTTGCTCTCATAGGGGTCGCGCATACGGATTTCGATTTTCGATTTTCATATTTACTTTTAAAATAGTATACATACTCATGCCAAAACGTAGAAGAAAAAAGAGATATAAACACGCAATAATAAATAAGAAGAAATATTACTTCTATCAAATCCGTTGGGTTGACATAACCGGTGAGTCATCGCATGCAACTGCGGAAGAGTTTGATAAGTTTGAAGCGTGCACTATGTTAACTCAAGCGTATGTTTACAAAAAGACTAAAAAGTTTTTGTATACGTTTAGTACATTCGATACTAAAGAGGAATGTTTTTCAGATAGAAATATTTTTCCAATTGGTTGTATACTTTCTATGGATAGAGTTACTCTGTAATTTTTTTACTTTCTTCTTCAGCGTAAGCTATACTCTCTAAATCTTTTAATTTCTGTTTAGCTTGCTTGTAGTCTAGTTTTCCTGATCTGACTTCTTTTCTTTCAATATAAATACCACCAACCTTACTTCGATGTATCTCTGCATTTATCGCTGATTGTATTCTACCTTGTTTTTCAGCTTTGTATTTGAGCCTGTTCATTTCAGCTAGGTGTCCATCAAATGTCACCTTATGCTTTTCAAATTTTTCTTGATCCAGCTTGTTCTTATAAGCCACAACTAGTGGGGATAGCGTTGCATTCATAAGCTCGGCACCCTCTACCCTAGCCCTGTCTCTTGAATAACCTGCTTGAATAGCCGCCTCTGTTTGAGATACCGGCTCTCCTGTCTTCTCATCACCATAGACAAGAATCTTACAGAATCTTTTTTGCATTTCAGTTAGTCTTTTAGGAACACCCATGCTTGACAGTTTAACGTTGAAATCCTATAATGTCAATTATGGTAGACGGCAGACAGTTAAAGAAAGCAATAGATAAATTCATGCAATCACCCGTGTGCTTGGACGCTAGGGTTCAAATAGAACTTCCTAACGGAGAAATGTACGATCTTACTGCTATGACCCTGCTTGAAAATAGGCTTGTAAGTAATTCTGAAAGCCATCGGCTCGTGCTTCGTTGTGATAAACCAAAACATAAAATGGGTAAGATAATTAGAATAGTTTAACTATCTCTCTGCTCTCTCACTCGTTGTTTATTTAATAATTTTGGTTTGTTATTTATTAAATAATATGTTTTTTCAGTATTGTCGTTTTCATTTTTTTCAATAATTGTAGAACCAGTATAACCCTCTGTTCCAGTTATTCTATGTATATCATTCCAAATTTCACCTTTAATACTTTGATTATGATTCATTAAAAGCGTATCTATTGCTGTCTTAACGTCTTTTGAATAAAAATTATATTCAACGTCCATTGGTACAATAAAAGTATATTTTTTCATATTATCCTTTCTGCTCTCTCGCTTGTTGTTTTAATTTATTAATTAAATTTTCTACTTCATCACACACATACCAAAAAACCCAACTCATTTTGCCGTCCCACCAGTCTTTCTCGTTTCCATAACCATAAACACCATAAAATTGATCTTTAGCAGTTAAATAAATATCTTCTTCGACTTGTAGCCACTCGATACC